ACGCCCTTGCGGAAGGTTGTGCTGGTCGCGCCAAGACCACCCGGGCCGCTATACGGAGTCTGCGGGTTGCTGGAGTTGTAGAACTGCAGAACGACAGGCGTGGTTCCGGTCGTCGGGTCAATGCTGATGTCTGAGTCAGCGTACTGCGCCTCGATCAGATAATTGACCGATTGACCGGCAGAGCCGGGCGCGGGGAGTGCGCCAGCAGCGCTCGTGTAGGCATCAAGGATGACGCCTTGCTTGACGATCTGGTGGCTATCGGTCGGGAGCGTGCCGCAAACACTTGCTTCCAGGTTGGCGAGCGAGTAAATCTCGCCGGGATTAACGACAACCTGCAACGATGCGGGGCCGGTCGGAACGCACGACAATCCGTTGACGATGGTGCTGGAGCCGAGCATGGCCGCCGAGAGTTTGGCGAGGCCGACCATCGTGTTCTGGTCAGGCTTTGAGAACAGCCACTCGTAGACGGATTCGCCCACATTCGTGATTACACGATCCATGTTTTGCCCAATAAAAAAGCCCGCTCGCGGCGGGCTTGTTTCAAGATGATTCGGTTTTTAATTCGTCGTGATGGCGACCCACAGGATCGTTCCTGCGGGCTTTGCCTGATCTGCGGCTTGGTAGATGTCTGCGTCTGTCGCGCCAGAGGTCTGAAACGTCAGCGAGTTCATGTACGACTTCGCGAGCGGGGTATTGAGTGCCGCCTGTTTGGGCGCATCCATGAATGCGCCGCCAGCCGATCCCCCCGTCACTTGCGGGCGGTAGGCTGTGATGAACGCTTGATATGGAACCGACATCGAACCCATTCGCGCTGGTCCGGAATACATGCCAGTCTGGATGCCCATGTAGTTCTGGCCGCCGACAGTCGGCGCACCCATGATCGCAATGTCGGCGGGGCGATTAGGCTCAAGCACGACGGGCGCGCGCCCGGTCAACGTTGTGAGCGCGTTGACGACCCCTTTGCGCGTCGCCTTTTCGGCGAACAGATTCGCCTGAATAACTGCCTTGAAGGATGCATCCGACTGGTTGGCCTTGCGTTGGATTGTCGAGCCGAAGAAATCGCTAGCGATTAAATCGAGGAATCCGTCGCTAGCACTTGAAAGGCGGCACTGGGCTCTCGCATACGCATACAACGAATAAACGAAACTTAGTCCGGTCGTGAATCCCGTCAGCAGTGAATCGACAACCGGCATCGAGTCCGATGTCGAGCCGAACCAGCGCTGCGGAAGGGCTGCCTTCAGGCGCGCGAAGACATCGGTTTGATCGCCAGTAGCCATTACGAGATCGTGAGCGTGCCGGCAACGATCAGTTGCTGGTTGGTTGCAGTAAGGTCAGCCGTCCCGCCATTCAGCGTCATGGCCGTGACATCGGTAACGCCCGGAGACGCGTCATAAGCAACTTGGGCGAGTCTGGTATAAGCGAGGGTCTGGCCGATTGCCAGTGTGGCGATGTAGTTCTGTAGGGCTGTCGTTACCTGTGTCACGACGGCCGAATGCGTGTAACCCGATGCCGTCGTGATGGTCATCGTGATATTGGCATTCACCGTGACTGCGGCGAAGACACCGAATGTCGATGTGATAGGCCGAACTGCATCCACGGCATTGCTTATTGAATTGAGCAAGGTCGAGCCTGGGGCTGTACCGTTGAGGGCGGCTACCACGTAGAAGTAGCCCATCTGGGTAGCGCCGCCATACGTCTGGTTTTCCACCAGCACGTAGGAAAGCCCTTGCTGCACAGCCAGGACCGCATTGCCAACAGCGGATTTCGTCGCCTTCGACAGGCTGTTGATGTATGTGATGAATCGCGCACGAAATGCCGTATCGGTTTCCGTATCTAGCGCATTGGTGAAACCCGCGCCATTCGTGACCGTATCGACGTACTGCACGGCTTGCGTCAGCGTCGTAATCGTGTTCGCGAGGACATTGGTAACCGTGCCAGTGTTGACCGCTTGCACGGTCGCAACTGCGCCCGAGATACCGGCCGCAATCACATAACCGCCCAGCGTCGCGCTGTAGGCGGTCTGCGTCGTGTCAGCAATGACGGTGAATTGCTGCGTGCCGTCTGCGGTCTGGATGACCGTGCCGACCGGCACAACCGCCTGATACGTCGGCGTGAAACGCGAGAAGGTGACCTGCCCGGTTGACGAGGTAGCAGCAAGCCGCGTCAGGCCATAGTCGGCCATCCAGGTATCGAGATCGCTACCGCTCGACGTCGCCGCGCGTGTCGTGGCGAGCAGCAGAAGGATCAAGCCTTCGAGCCATACGACAACCTGAGCAGCCGCCTCGATGATGGCGAGGTTGACGGAGCCGACCGTGAAGTCGAGCAGCACCTTGGCTCGGGCCTGGGCGCTGGCGACCATGTTTGAGATCGCCTGGCTCAAGCTCCATTGATTGACCGATGCCATGTCGTCCTAGAAAACAAAAAACCGCCCGAAGGCGGTTCAGATTGAGTGTAGGCGTGTCAGTTGTTGACGTTGAACGCTAAAGTTGCCGGCGCTCCCGATCCGGCCACCGTGTACCGGATGTAGACAGAGATCGTCGTCGGGTCTAACACTGTCACGGTGACCTGTGGCTGTGGCTTCTTCGCGACCGAATCCTCAAGCAACATCTGGCCGCGGATCAGCGCACGCATCTTTGCGGCATCAACATTCGTGCCGACGTAGCGGGCGAGTCCTGCGCCGTAGGTCGGGTGAAGCGGGTAGTCAGGCGGCCCGTTCGCATCGAGCGGGTTCGTCAGAAGGCGCCGGATGACGCGCTGCTGGCTGCGGGTGGCGTCGGTTGCGATGCCGATATCGCCTGTGGGGCTGGTGACGACATCATTCCCCCACAAATGCGATGCGTCACAAAGAATTTGCGTCGTCATTGCGGAACCCCGCCGAGGCCAGAACCACCAGAGTTGATGTGCTGGTGAGTGCTGCCGATGTCGTGACCGTTTGCCGTCACGCCGCCGACAAAGTTGGTATTGCCGGTTACGGTCGAAGCATGGCCGCTACCGTTGTCGCCAGAGATGGACATGCCGCCCTCGCCGCTGATCGTATTTGTCACATTCAGCGTGGCGTCCATCTGCACGGGTCCGACGAAGTGATGCTGCGTGGCCGTGTACTTCATGGTGCTGGCCGCGATAATCTCGACCGTGCCATCGTTATGAAACTTGATCGCACTGCCAGCCTTATGCACCAGCCAGAACTCACCAGATGGCGCGGCAGGAGGTTGCTCGACGTCGGTGAAGAACCGGCCCACCACCACGCCCGCATCCTGATCCTCGCGGTCGAACGCGATCATCACCTGATCGCCGATGGACGGGCCAGCGACGAGTCCCCATCCGTTGCCGATGTAGGTCGACGCCAGCGGAATCCAGCCTAGCGACTCCTGTGTGTCGGGCCACATCTTGACCTTGACCGCATACTTGTTCGGGTCGTAAGCCGTTACCTGGCCGACACGATGCGCCGTCTTCTCGCCCTGAGCCATCTGGGCTTGTGCACGCATCGCATTTAACAGATGGTCGATCATGAGGGAATCGTGGTGGTATCAAGCGAGTGATTCTTGCCGCGGACTGACATCGTGTAACCGCTGTCGAACGACATGCGCCGGCTGACCGCCTCGACGTAATACATCGTGTCGAACGGCGTTTGCGTCCCGGAAACGCTCACCATCACATTCGGCTGCAGGATGTTGTCGCCAGGCAGTTCGGCGGTCATCTTGAGCTCGTGCCGGATGATGTCGTTGTAGATCTGTTGCGCCCGCTGCTGCGCGTCCTGCTGAGTCAGGTTGGCGATGATGTAGCTGTAGACTTGCTCCGGCGCGGAAGCAGAACCAGGCTTGATGCCTTTGGCTTTGCTATCGGGATAGGTAGCCGTGAAGCCCTGTTTTTGCTTGTGGTTCGTGCTATGCACCTGCACAACCACGCCCTTGCCGACCGTCAGCGTCCGCGAGAACGACATATCGAGCACGTTGCCCTGAAACGTCGTGGCCGTCAGGCCGTCAGGCTGCTTCCATTGCAGCGCGTAGGGCGTCGCGGTGTTCGGATTCGGCTTCGGGCCGAAGTAGAGCGTCATCCCCTGCACATAGACCACGAAATCGTAGATGCTCGCCAGCCACGTCAGCAGTTCCCACTCGGTCGAGCCGTGGCGGTCGTGGATCTTGTCGATCTCGTAGATCTTGCCGACTGCGCCAGTGGTCGCTGTGACCTTTGGCGTCAGGCCGTGCCGCTTCGCGAGCGTCGTCGCAATTTCCGATGCGGTCTGGTTGGTCCACCGATCGAACGTCTTGGCATCGATCAGCAGGGACGTGTAATCGCGTCCAGATAGTTCAACAACACGGCGAACCGGGTCGAAGTGAATCTGGTCGACGTTGCCGGTAATGAGTTGCTGAAGGTCTGCCGTCCCGTAATGATCGGGATCGCCCGGAAAGCCTGCGAAGATCTGCGCCTGAATCGGGTTCGTGCTGAGCACATAATTCAGGTCGATCGGCGCCGTCAGTGCTGAGACAGGAAGCCTCATGCGGAACGTGCTGGCTGAATGCCAAGTGTTCTGGTCGACGTCCCAGTCAATCCACGGCACTGACGTACCGGGCTGATTCGGATCGCCGAGCAATACCATCCCGCGCGGTTGCCTGGCGGACGGCACCGCGGGAACGATATTGAGAGTTGTCATGCTTGCAGCAGTCCTCCAGAGTTATCCGGCGTGACCGGGATTTTGATTGTCTGAACGCCCTGCACGACAGGATCGCTGACGCCATTGGCCTTCGCGATGCCTGTCCATGCTTCTGCGTTGCCGTAGACCTTTGCCGCCAGGTCGAACAGGTTGCCGCCTGCCATCGTGACCTGCTGCGTCGCTCCGTTGACGCTGCCGAGGTTGGTCGACATGCGCCCCATCACCGACTGCAGGTTGTAGAGCAGAGGAGACTGCTGATACGCCGTGACCTGTGCCGCGATATTCGCCACCGATTGGGAAATCGGGTTGTTCGGCAGGATGCCGCCCAGCGTCGTGACGTTTAGCATCGTGTTCGCCGAGCTGGCGATCAGCGTTGCGACCTGTTGCTGCACCGCGTTGACCGGCTGAAGCACGCTGTTGATCGTGCTGGCCGTCGCGCTGGCGAAATTCGATACGGCGGAAATCGCTGAATTTACCGTGCCCATCAAACCAGTCAGCGTGCTATTGCCGATCTGGCCCGTCAGCAGGTTGGCGCTCGACAGGTCCGTTGCGATCAGGTCATTGATCGACGGACCCGCAAGTGACGTCTGCGGCTGCGAGTGATCTTTCACCACCTCGCAGACGATCCGGTACGGGATCATCCATTCGCGCTGGAAATCAGCTTCGAATCGCCGGATGACGACGTCGTAGAAGAACTCGGACCAGACGAGCGGAAGCGAGACGCCAGCAATTCGCTGGGCATCGAGGTATTTGGCCCGAGACAGGGCGTTTTCGCCCATGAACCAGCCAGACCACTCCAGCGGCATATCCGAGCGGCCCATCGCGTCGATAATGCGCGTGCCGCCGACCAGTTCCTGCACAACCAGCCGCTGCTCACCGCCGAACGGCATGTGTTCGGGGATCTCGAGATCCGCAAAGAGCACGTCACCGAGGGAGAGGGAAGTTGACATGCGTTACCGTGCGGAAGTGTGACCGATCGGGGGAGGGGCCATACCGAAGTCATAGCCGGAATTCGTGCTTTGCGGGCGCAGCATGTCGCGTAATTGATGTGTCGTGACGACATCCGCAAGCGGTCTGCCATCGACGTTGATCTTCGTGTTCAACTGGACGAATTGCTGATTGCTGGACTTGATATTCGGGCTATTTCCGGGAGCCGCCTTGGCATCACCGCTGAACAGATTGGCCGCGAGACGATAGGGCCACGCAAACGCATGTCCGGCGCCTTCGGTGACGCTCATAACCGCCTTGAATGCGGGGCTGTCGGTCACGCTCGCCAGCGATCGAAGCATGTCCGTACCGACTTTCAGCATGTTCGTGATCTGCGGCAGCATCGTCGTGCCGAACTGCTTCTTGAAGTCGGTCCAGGCTGCGTCGAAATCTGCTTCCGCGCCGGACGCGGAGTCCTTGAACATGCCGCCAACCTGGCCAGCACCCATCGCGCCTTTGGCGAGCTTGAAGTCACGCAGAAGCTGGAACTGCTGCGTCGTCATGAGCGAGCCTTGATTCGAGCCGGTGCGGTTTGAAATGATGTCGTTGACGGCCTTAAGCTGAGCTGCATCAGACGTGATGCCGTGCGCCACCAGAGATGGGATCAGGACATCGCGCATCCATTTTGGAGGGTCGGCTTGAAGCAACGCCGAGCCCTTGATGTCCGTCATGACCAGCGACTTCAGCGGCTTACCGCCGACTGAGCCATGTTCCTGCATCTGGAGCGTCCCAAGCCCAAGGTCTTGGAGTATCCCCATCGTCTTTTTCGGCGTGCGGCCCGCGACGAGGTTCTGATACAGACTCATCCACGCCGTACCAGCCTTCTGACCACCCTGTTCAATCAGCAGGCCCTCCATTTCGAGAAGGCCCTCGTCAGACAGGCTGCGGAAGGCTGTGCCAGCATTCTGCGAAAACCCAGCCAAATCCTTGAACTTAAGGAAACCGGACGAACCGGTCACCATCTTTTCGGCGAGATCCAGATTGCGCTTGAATGTCGCCTCGTCCTTGAATCCACCGCGGCGGTCGATGAACTTGAGCAGGCTTTTCAGCCCCTCATCGTCGAGCTGTCCGTTCTTGTCGCCGAATACCGCCGAATTGGCCTTGCCGAGCGTCAGCAGTTCGGGCGTGAACTTCTTCGCCTCATCGAATGAGCCGAACAGGCCGACCGATTCGCCGAGCGCTTTCATCAACTCGGTTTGCGAAACACCGTAGACCTTCGTCGCCTTGACGAACTTGTCTGCCTCTGCATTCGTCTTGTCGCCCAGATTCAGCGACTTGAAGCGCATGAAGGCGTCCTGATAATCCTTCGCGCCTTCGTAGAACTGTTTGCCGACGTAGTACGTCACCATGCCGGCGCCAAGCGGGATCAGCGCGTCGCTCATCAGGCCAACGCCGACGCCACCGATGCCCACACCGCCCGAACCCATATGCAGGTTGCCGCCATGGATGTGACCACCACCACGACGACCGCCGCCACCCGCACCCGGAGTCGGGGGAATCAGCGGAGGCGCGCGACCACCGCCACGAATACCGGCCAGCGTTGCCGCGAGCGTCCTGGCTTGCACGTTCGCTGCGATCAGTTCGGATTCGAGCCCGAGACCGCCGCCTGGCAATGCGGAGCGCAACGCGAACAGGTTTCTTTCAGCAAGGGCCGATTCATCCTTGATGGCCTTCATGCTGGCCGCGAGATTCTTGGATGCGCCAGCCAGATTGCGGATGCCTACGACTTCCGCGCCCATCTTTTGCAGGCGCTTGCCGATCTGCAGAACCTGCGCATCGACCTTGCGGAACTCATCGGCCAACTTGATCAGTTGCGGCGTGATCAGGTCGTTAAGCTTGAGCGTCGTCCCGATTTCGTAGACGTTGATCATTTCGATGTAATATCAGGGACTTGCTGGAGGATTTATGGACTTCGTTCGCCACGTTCACGAGTGGCTTGCCGATCACATCAGCTTTATTCAGTACCCGAAGCCCAGGCTCAAGAGTCTGAGCGGGCACAAGCACGGCTGGCATGCACGATGGGCGACGCGACCGCCGATGAACCGGCTATTCGCGATCTTCATGCCCTCGATGTTTCTGTTCGTGCCGTACATCGGCGTCTATCTGGCGGCGCTGGCCGTCGTCTTTTTGTTCTTCTACTTCCGGCGTAGCTGATTGCGCCAGCCGCGGCCTGACAGCCAATAAAGGGTCGTCGTCGCCATGCGGGAGAGGATTCGCGGCGTGCTGTAGTGCGCGGCGGGGCCGAGCACAGGGCGGGGAGGCATCTTGTCGGTGCCGAACTCGTGATATTTCAGCTTTTCATCATTCGAGCCGACAACCGCCTCATTTCCTTCGGCTTCAGATTTAATGCTCGCCCTCATGTCGCCGGTACGGAGCAAAGGTGCATCGGGCTCATAGCCCAAACGCGCCTTTTCCGCTTCGGTGCTATCAGCCAGCGGCGCCCAGTCGGGATAGGGCGCAATGTCGGTCTGATAGAAGCCGATCTCGCCCTGCGCCACATCCTTGATCTCTTCCGTGCCGGCCTTGACCATCAGATGCGTCACTTCCGGCGCGGTCACAGCCAGCTTTTCGAGGTGCCTGGCGAATGCGCCGAAACTCGAATACTGCTTCACTTCGGCTCCCTGAAGCGCATTGCTTCCCAGTCGTACTCGGCGCCCCTGAAGATGGAAAACGTGATCGCCATCGCCCGACGTTCAACCCTGTCGAGCGGCCAGTCGCGATTATTCGGCATGCCAAAGGCGCTATGAAACGGAACCCCGTTCTTCACGAGCCAGCAGGCCTCCTGAAAACCGGGATTCCGGGCTAGTTTTTTACTGCCCCGTCCTCTTCTTCTTTCCGCTTCGCGGCGATGTGCGCCACAACCGCATTGATACCCTCATGCCCGAGTCGCTCGATAGCTGCGTCGACCTCACGCTGCGTCATCGGGAAGTCCATTTCCACGCCGTCAATTTCGATAACGGAGACGGCCGGCATCACGTAGAGCCGCATGTAGGCCGGATTCAATGCCGCTTCCGGACCAACCATGCGCATCAGGCGGCTTTCGGCGAGGATGTCGGGCTCGACCACCTTCAGCATGCGGCCTTTTTTGTCCTTGACGAGGTTATCGGCTTTCGCGACCGGCTCAACCGTGGCCGCATTCAGTTCCAACGTAGGCTTTTTGTTCATTTCACGCTCTTGCACCTGAGGATAGAGGCGCGTTCAGGCGGCGCAGGTGTGCGCGCCGCTTTTCGATGATCGGTCTAGGCCGCGCCAAACGATTAGATCGGGACGCGACGCGATGCCGAGAATCCGATGCGAACCTGCACGCGGTCGTCGCCGACAAACTTGCCTTTCTCTTCCAGGCGCAGCGAGACTTTCGTGTAGCGATACGAACTCGTCGAGCCATCGCCCTCGGAAATCGTCTCGGTGATCGTCGCGTAGCCGATGTTGATGCCGGCGTAGTAGTTCGATTCGAGCGTGGCGAAGAACGAATCCACCTGGTTGTTCGTGCGATCCAGGCCGATCGTGCCAGTCCAGCCGATAGGTACGCTTGCGTGGTTGTTTTCGCCACTCAGCGCAACGGATTCGATTTCCTTGTACTTCGGCTTGGCTTCCCAGTCAGTCGTGGTTGTGGGGAGTCGCAGCGGGCCGGTGGGCGTCGCGATGTTCAGCACAACGTCCCGCCCGGTATTAAACGGACCAATACTCATGTTTGCTCCAGGTTAGAAGGACGAGAGTTGCTGACGGGTGATCGTCACGGACTGGCCGCCTTCCTGGTTGATCAGGATCTTTTCGGCGACAGCGAGGTAACGCACGCGGACATCGGCCTGCAGGTAGCCCAGGGCGATACGGCTCGTTGGGTTGTTGTTCAAGTCGCACTGGACCGTGAAATCGTCGATCATCTGCTGCTGCTGGAGACCGAGATAGAAGTTGTCCAGCGTGGATTTCGCGTCGCGGCGCAGCGGATCGGTCGGCTGCGACGATTGCAGGCGCCCGTCGTAGATACCCATGCCCTGCGCCGTCGTGGCCGCGAGGTAGTTGGTCATC